CATACGAGATCATGCCTAGTCTCGTGGGCTCGGAGATGTGTATAAGAGACAGGCTGTAGAGTCTGCATCCTTGCTTTTTGTTCTTCCATTTTCTGTCGTGAATGCAAGATTTTTCGCAGCCTCTTCTTTGGCTTTTCCTGCAAGTCGATACAAATAGACGATTTTCTTGCCAGGTACCGCCTCTGCAAATAACTGTAGTCCTGTTTTAAACATACTTTTCTCCTCTCTAACTAAAACTAATTTCTATTTCTAACAGCCCATGTAAGAGCGGTTGTTTCGTGGTCTTATCCGGTAAAATCCTTTGATTTACATTCCGGACATCCCATGCAAAATTTTCGGTATGATCCAGTCTTCTGCATGTGGTTTTGATCGCCAACAGCATTTTTGATACCGTTCCTCTCTGTCTTGGATTGTTGTGCCAAACATGGATTGTCTGATGGACACTGCCAAACACAGCGGTCTTATTCGCATCATCGATCAATTGGCTGTCTGCGAGATAAACAAAAGGATACGGCGTACCATCCGGCGGTAAGAAGCCGTCATATACGTCATATCCTAATGCTTTGATCTCTGTAAGTAATTTTGTAAATAACTCTTGCTGTGGATCCATATATCACCTCACAAGCTTTTGCAAATCTTTTTCAAACTGTTTCTTTTGCTCCTCAAATGCGGGTTTTAAATAGGGTTGGGCTTCCATGAATCGGGTTCCGAGTTCTACATAAGGCGCATACTCAGCTGTTGGTTCGACAGTGGCGGTCATCCCACCATCAGAGATGTCAATACCGATACTTCTTTTCAGTGTTCCAGTATCGACTGGAGCATTCCTCTGCGCTTTCTTTTGCATATCTGCCCCGTTTTTCCGTACAACTGTCTGCACAGCACTCATATCCATCCGCTTCTTCAAACCTTTATTCAGCTTTGCGATTCCTTCGATTTTTAACGTAGCCATCACTGCACCTCCGATACTACAAACACATGCTTCGTTCGCAGTTTTCGTTCAAAATCCACTCTGTACAAGATCTCTCCTATCCGGATACGGTCAAACGGTTTTCTGTATTGCGTCTGTAAGCGCACGGTTTTACTGCCTTGCTTTATGGATCCATACACGAGATTCATCGTATCCGTGCCGGTATCTGTCACACTGGCATGCCTTTTCTCTTCCGAGATTGTATCATCCTCATAATCCCCAGTAGCTTCGTCATACTCTCCATGCGTAATCGACTGGAAGAAAACTTCTGTATCACATCTCAAATAAATCTCACCCTTCCTCGTTTTGATTCTTTTTGCGAGTCAAGAAAAGCCTGTATTTCATTCATGAATCCGTCAAAATCATTGTCGTTGTAAGACATGCTTTCGCCCTCAACATTGTGTGATGACATACCCTCGGAACCCAACCGATTGAACCGGATCACTGCCACTTCCACGACAATGTGATTCATTTCCTCCGGTACTTCAATTCCTCCGAGCAGGAGCTTTAGGCGCCCTTGCACAGATCTGAGTATCAACTCCAGTTCCTGATCAAGAGAATCATCCTCGATTCCAAGAAGTTTTTTTAAATCATCCAGCATTCAATTTCAACTCCTTACGAATTCGCCATGATACCCTGTTTTTTCATTTCAGCAAGAATTGCATTGATTTTATTTTTTAAATCAGCCCCTGTTTCTGTGGACAAATCTGCAATCAAAGCCATCTGTTTTACGCCACCAAGCGTTGTTTTATTCGCCGCTGGAAGAGTGTAACTTGGTCCCGCAGGTCCCTGTACGCCCGGATCTCCCTTGTCTCCTTTCGGTCCTGCTACTCCTTGATCGCCTTTTTCGCCTTTTGCTCCTGCTGGTCCTGCTGGTCCTACTGCTCCTGCTGGTCCTGCTGGTCCAACCTGCTCATTCTTTACGCCCTGCTCTAACTTATTCAGTTTCTCTGCTGTAATAACGTCATCATTATTCCATGTAGTTGGTGTATATGCCATAACTCATACCTCCTATTTTGCTTTACCTACTTTTGCCTTTCCAATCTTCCCCCTGCCTACCAAGGCGAGGTCTTCAGGGGGTGCTATTCCCCCACCGACACTTTAACTACAGCTTTCTTGTTGTCATTCGGAATAAATTCTCCAGCCTTACCAGCTCCCTGCAGAGCTACTCCGTCAAAGTCTTCCGATTCAATCGTTCTCGCTGTGTTAATTCCGGTAAATGCTTTTGCAACTCCGGCAATATATGCATAGGCGCATTCTTTAGACTGGAATAATTCATCCGGAATCTCCTCTACAAGGAATCCCTTGAACTTCACAACCTCATTGCCATCAATGTTTACAGTGGAGTTTTTAGCAGCCGTATTCAAAGGATGATCCACGACGGCATTGTACAGATCGGAACAAACCTTAATTTTTTTCGTTCCAACTGCTTCGATGTTATTAAAATACTTAGACAGCTCATTAAACAGCTTTAATACATTGTCTGCCGTATAATCTGTGGCTTTCAAAGACTTTCCGGCAGAATGGGAAATAAAATTTCCGTGCTGTTTGTTAAACTGCTTTGTCTTAGCCCTCGCCTGCAGTTCCAAGCGATCTGCTACCGCAACGTCAAAATCATTATTCACGGTGTGTCGGTCAATCCCCTCGTGGTAATTCCATCCCCAAGAGTAATTAACCGGCGTGTTCGCGTAGATAATCTCTTTTCTCTCCCCGAAACGGCTAGAGTTCCCTGTTCCCGTTCCAAACGCTTTCGTAGCTGTTTTATCGTACCCAGTTCCAACCACAACCGGAATGTCTGATGTTTTTACATAAAAGGCTGTTTCGTTTTCTCTGACTCCATCCAGTACCTCAAGTTCGCCGCCGAAAAAATCCGCGAAATAGGACATCTTTTTAAATACTGCCTGCAAAAGATTTTTAAACTCAAGCTGGTAGCTTCTTACCGGCATATCGTTGTTGTCTCCTGCCGCAAATAACTGTAACATCATAAATTCTTTATTCTTCATCTTCACATTCTCCTTTATTTATACTTTGCAAGTCTCTTTTCGAATTCAGACATTGGACTTCCTGAGTTCGTCATGGTTTTTGGTGTAGATCCGGTTGCTCTGGCGATCTCGGCTTTCTTAAGCTGGGATTCCACGATTTTCATCAGAGTGTCAATTCTTGCATTGGTATCTGCTTCATCAACTCCAACAACAAAATCAAGAACATCCTGCGTTGCTTCGATACCTTTCTCCACAAGCACTCCTGCCGCATTTCTGGAAAGCTGATTCCTTACAGATTCTGCCTGCAATCTCTCATTTTCTTTTTTCAGCTTATCCATCTCATACTGCTGTTTCTGCTCTGCATTCATTTTTGCAACTTTAGCTGCTTCTTCCGCTTTCTGGTCAGCATCTTCCTGCCATTTCACTTTCGCATTTCCGAGCGCAGTTTCAATCGCTTTGTTGACTCTCCGGTCAAATTCCGCTTGATTCTTCCCATCTTTTAAAAAGTCCTCAAACGTATTACCGGAAGTTCCCTGATCTCCCTCATTGCCCTGTGTTTCTTCGCCATTTACGCCGGATCCATTGCTTTCTGCCCCAGTTCCTTCGTCTTCGGCAAATAACTGTAATGCCATAAATTCTCTAAATTTCATATCTTTTCCTTTCTGCCCCAGTCCATCCATTGTCCAGACCATTGCTTTAAAATAATTTTCCAGTTCTTTATCGCCTGCCGGAAAAAGGCATAAAAATAACACATATCTCTATGTGCTAATGTCCTACTTATTCAATTTTTACTCCTAAAGTAACGCCTGTACCTGCTCTTTCAAGCTCTCCGGTACATCATCAATTGTCAAGTGTCCACCTTTGATTCTGTTTGCCAAAAACTGTGCCATAACTTACACCCCCATTTTCATTGTTGCTAAAATTAACTCCTGCACCGCTTGGTCTGTGACTTCCTGCGCCGCCTGTGTTGCTTTCAAGTCTTTCTGCAATTTCCCGTAGGCGCTCATTCCGTCATCCACTGCTTCGTATTCTTTGATTACATTCTCTTCTGTCTCTGTGTATCCGACAAAGACAATGCTGCTAAATCCCTCTGGTTTCTCTTCCTTGAGTGGCTTGTAGCCCTCTTTCTTGATGGAGCTGATTCTCACAGTTCCGTTCTCCATAATTTTTGCGTAGTTCATTTTAAATCTCCTTTCGGTATGTTACTTTGATATCTGGGTCAAGCTCCCCTCCGTCCGCTGTGATGACTGTGGTAGGGTAGTAGGTTTTTAAGGCTCGGATAGATGCTTTATCTTCTTCGGATAATTCCTCTAACGCAGGTTCTTTTAACCAATACTCCAAAACAGGAGTATTTTTCGCAAGCCATCCCTTAAATGATTCAAGATCGGGATAAGTTTCTTTTGACACGGTGAAATATATATATCCTCCATGCGCTGCTTGAGATTCAATATCTTGCGGAAATCTCGCCCATTTAAAAAAATTGCATAAAGTGGTTAAACTATAATTCCTTACTTCCAAGTCATCTATTTTCAGTCCATAACAATTCATTGCTACAAAAGCGCTGTTTTCGTACTTATACCATTTCTCACTACCATTTAAAGTTATACTTTTCACCCTTCGCAGTATTCCACTTTCTGATAACTCATCTTTTATCTCTCCAATACCTCTGAGAGGTTTATTTAATGTGAGGGTAAAAAACTTTGGTTCTCGATAAGGTTCGTAATCCATCACTGTCTGTCCCGGACATGCTACTATCTTTGTATAGTCTACCATTGTCTTAAGTGCTGAGAACCTAAAGTATCTACATTTTTCGGGCGTAACAAAAGTGGTATTTCCGACAATTTCGAATCCTATCTTATTTTTATCGCAGTCATAAAATGCAACTACTGTACTTCCAGTGAGACTTCTGCTGTACTGCGAATTAGGAAAACATGGTATAAAATCAGTTAAGAGACCGTTAGCTGCACTAATAATATTCCCACTACCTTCAAATACTTTTCCTTCTTCGCAAGTGGAAAAATCAAATAGATTTTTGCCGCTTAAAACAACTTCCACTTCATACTTCTGCGTTTCCTCATTCCACTTCCCAGAGTTTTTGATTTCCTGCGGATATTCTGGGCTTGGGGATGGTTTACCGCCTGTGTAGGGTTCGTAAGGAGTTTTATTTGAGCCGATTTCCAACATTACATGCTTGTTCAATACAATGGACTTTTCTTTGTTAAACATCACAATCATATACATGTTTTTATCGACAATGATTTTCGAAGTTTCATTTAAGTTGCTAAGAAGATATTTGTTAAATGTTTTGTCATCGTTGTAAAGATAAATTGCAATCTGTGTGTCTTTTGATTTATTGTCAAGAGAAAATGTATAAGTTTCTGGCTTTAAGAATATAAAATCTGTAACACACGATCCAGTTCTGCTTATAACTTCTCCAGATCCATTTATTCCTTTTCTGTCAATTATGGCATCTACGTCTAGTAAATTCTTCCCAGTCATACTAATCTGCTCCGTCTTCCCACCAAGCTCCAACCTCTCAAGCGGCGCATCCAAGCTGTTCGGAAGTACCAGCATCCCTGTACCCTCTACCTCTACTTTATCGTAGTTCGGTGGCTGTGGAGTGGAGACTCCAAGAGGGCAGATCATATCCACTCCAATGATTCCTGTTCCATCTACCATTTTAAACATTGTACTTCCACTCCTTTTTCACTGGTTGCTGTGGGGATGATTTGGACGAGGTTGCTTCCTGCGTAGTAATTTTTGTTCCTAATTACAGTTTGCGCCGTCTGCGCTGGAATCAATGCGCTTTCTTCCTTTGTCGCACTTTCTTTGAGCGCAACATACACATCCCCATCTGTAAAATTCTTCACAAGGTACTCTTTCCCCTCATGCGCAAATTCCAGAATCAGTGCCTGCTCACTTGTTGTTGCTGCTCTGATAAAAGTCTCTGTTTTACCCATATTTTCACCTCACTTTCACATATTCCGGAAATTCTTCCGCAATCAAACAAATACCAATGGAAAAGGAATCCACCAGAGTTTTTGATTTCTCTGACAGATTCCTGTATTCTACCTCAACCTTTCCGGGAGAGATTCTGTATTCTGTTTTATCATCTGTTAAATTTTCAATTGACTGGATCAGCGTCTGCGTAAGTGCCGTGACACCAGCACAAACAATATCTTTTCCGGGTTCAGCATACCCTGCGTGGCCAGAGATTTCAATTCGCTCTGGTCGAATTCTCACCTCAATCAAATCGCATCACCTCTTCTTCTAAGTTTCAAAATTCATCCCATGCTCAGAATACCCCTCCAGCCACTCTCGATACTCTTTATCATCTATATATGCTGCTGTACTGCACCGGCAACGTGGATGCATTGGATGTGCATTTTCTCCCGGCATCATCTTCGATACCTTAAAATGTTTTCCGTCTAAAGCCCGACAGATCGGGCAGGCAGTCGGCTCTGCGATAAACTCATACTCATCAAATCCATTACGGATATAAGACTGTTTCTGCGCTTCTGCCTGCACTCTTGACAGTTCTGTTGTCATAAGGTGCTCTGCATTTTCCCGACTTACTCCAAACAGTTTGGTAAGGTGTCTTGCCAGTGTTCTCGGATTCTTACCCTGTATCAAACCAGTCTGCAACAGTTTAGACAATTCAGCTTTCAGCATATCTTGATACATCCAAATACGGTCTGAGTATCTCGCATTGTGGAAAGAAGCGTTCACGATCGAGTGTGCCATCTTCGCATTGTTCTGGATGGATTTTCCAAGGATTCCTGCCTGCCGTTCAAATTCTTCCAGTGTTTTCTCGGTCAGAATCTGCTCAAAATACTTTTGCAACTCATCAAATCCGCCGACAAGATGCATGCCGATATTTGCTTTTAGCATTTCCAATCGGTTAATCTTCATAGCTGCATTGTAAAGTCTCATTTCCTCATTGGCCTCTTTCGAAAAATTCTTATCCTTAACATATTGTGCTGCTTTCCGGCTGTATGCATCAATATCCATTTTCGACACCCGCTTTTTTGCTTCTGCGATTGTGATTCCTTCTGCTTTTGCATAACGTGTGTAAAATCCATGAATCTCTTTCTGGATTTCATCCATCATATTCACATAGATCTTCTCAATCTCTTTCGCGTATTCAGCTTCGTCCTTGATATTCTTCTTCCTCTGTTCTTCTTCCCTATTCTTCCAGTACGTCCTGCTGCTCATCCGCCGCACCTCCGAACATCCGCTTCTCTACGATTGTTTCCTGCTTCTTTTTGTCCTCTTTCTCCATTCGATCGATCTCCTCCGAAACATCCTTGACAACAGATAGCACCTGCAGCTGCGTTTCCTTGGACACGATGCTTTCAAGCGCCTGTGCTGTCTGCGCTTCCTCAAGCAAATTCTTCGGGATGTTCCGGCTTGTCGTGAAATCGATGTCTTTCCATGCATCACGGTTCGGAACATTTGTCGCAAGAGAGCAGAATAGCTTATACCGCTTTCTCATGGATTTTTCAAACTTGCGGTCAAATGTAAGCGCAAGATTACTCATGGACTGTAATTTATAAGCAAGAGAGGTTCCAGAAGCGTTTCCAAACGATTCATCTGAGATATTCGCTACCATGCTTGTCTGATAAATCAAATTTTCCAATCGGTTCAACAGATTTTCCTGCGTTCCATCTGCTGTGGGCTTGCCGAGAAACTGTACGATAATATCTTTTGCGTTATCTGTACCATAAAGGTTTATAATCCGGTTGTCGCGAATTTTATAAACGCCTTCCTCGTCCAATTCTGCGCCAAGCACTGCAAGATACGCTTCTGCGAAAGAATCTACATCGTTCGCCTTTTCTCCGATCACTCGGTTGTATGTTTCTACCATGCCGGCAACTTCCTCATACAGACCAATTCTCTCATCGTTCAGCACGTATTCCACGCAGTTAATACGCCCATAAGGGTTCAGCACTCCCTCCTGCATCTTTTCTCCCTCAAATGGGATGATTTCTGTCCTTGTGAGTATCTCACCATACCTTGTAACATTATCGTCCTTTTTCCCGTATCTGACAGCAAATAATGCGCGGCTCTTTACAGTATCATCATAGACCACAAACAGTTCTTTTGGATTGCAGATCACTGTTTTTGTCTTTGCTTCTTCATCCTGGTAAAAATACTCAAAAGCATGTCCGTAGATGCAGCACTTCTTCGCCAGCTCGTATTCTTGATCTGAGATATCATTATCCCGGTCAAATTCAAGGATCGCGTCTTTTATTTTTTCGTCCGGATGCGATTTTTTAACTGGAATCCCATAAGCGTATCCCAAAAAGGTCTCTGTGATATACCGTGGGAAATTCACTGCCAGTCGGTTATCCGGCTTCCATGACTCCTTTTCCGGAAGACGGAATACATCATGGAATCCTTTGTATAGATTCTCAAGGTATCTGTACCTTGGCATTCGTTCTTCATGCTTTCTAATGTATTCGTCTATCAATGTCATATTGATTTCTTTATCAGCGGAACATAAAAGCGGTTCCGGCAATCTGTATGGTCTTTTCCCATTCATTTTATATTCCTCCTCTAAAGGTCTTTAACTTCACCTTACCTTTTCTCTCCTGCTCAATTGAGTACCTGAGCATCGCCATCGCATCATCAAAGAAATTCACTGGCTCATCCGTGAAAGTGTTCGTTTTCTCATCCTTTTTCCATTTCCACTGCTGAATCTCCTTAGTCGTGTTTACGCAGGACGGATGAATGTGAATCGTGTGCTGCTTTAAGTAGTCGATTTGCGCTTTTACACTGTTCGGCTCTTTCTTGACCGGACACGCTCTGTATCCTGCTTTCTGCCACATCTTAATCCTGTCTGGCTCAGCAGAATCGCAGTACATGGTGATTCGTTTTTGGAATTTTCCCTCAGCCAACTGTATGATCTCTGATGTATCTTTTTCAAATACATACAATTCCCGGCATAAGTAGATATCTCCATCTTTGAATCCAACCTCCCCGATACAGTTCGCATGGTTGAATCCAAAATCCTGTGAATTTACCATGTAATCGAATCTTTCTGGGGATGTATCGAATTCCTCAATCACATAATTTGTAAGAATCAGACCTCCGGTCTCTCCCCATTCACCAAGTCCGTAAATCCGATATCCATCCGGATCCCGTTCTTTACGCATCATCATGCGCCGGTGATACGCTTCATCTATGAACCGGTTCTGCAGGTACGTAGACTGGTGTGTGTATACATCATCACTTTTTATGTCGAAATATTTTGCTTTTAACCAGTGCGTTGCTGACACCGGATTGAAGCTGAACGTGATCTGATAATACAAAAATGGATTGAATGACAAGTCACCTCTGAGTCGGTCATCGAGAATATCGACATCCGCTTCATATAGCTCCGTTGCTTCTTCAATCCATATCCATGTTAATTTTCCGACATCAAATGTGATAGACTTTACTTTTTCTCGCTGTCCATCATCTTTCATCCCTCGGAAAATCACTTTATTCCCAGTTACTTTAGAGATCAGCTCCATTGGATTGCTTCTGATCTGCCAGAATAATCCTGCTTTATCCCCGTATATTTTATATATTGCACTCTTCAATTCTGCATAGGTGCTATCCTTGTTTGTTGTGTCTACTTTCCGGACGCACAAGAGATTCGCACCTTTATACTTTGGATCGCCAAGTTTGATGATAAAATTCTGTGCAATGTTTACCGACTTTCCGGATCCGGCAGAGCCTTTTGCCAGTCGATATCGTTTCTTACACTCATTGAATTCTTTAAAATTTCTGTTAAATCCAACATTAACTTGTTTCATCACCATCACCGTAATCTACCACAATCTTCATGTCCATATCTCCTGCCACATCTAGCTTGTCATTCCACATACCTAAATGTCTGCCGAGAAGTTCCAGAGCCTTCACCTTGTCGCAGGGCTTCTGCTCCAATCCATCGCGCCCCTTTTTAATCGTTCCGAGGGCTCGCTGCTGTTCTTCCGTAAGATTCTCTGTAAGTTCCAATTCTACGGTCCGATACAGAATCGGTTCTCCGTCTTCTCCTACGAGCGGAATAATATTTCCATCTACTTCTGCTGTAGCCTGTTTCTCAACTACTTTCGCGTAGTCTGAAGCCTTGGAAAAAGCAATGGCAGCCAGTTCATTTAAAACTCGATCCTGCGTGATCTCCGTCCGCTTCTGCCGCTCTTCCATTCGTTCAGCAATATATGTTTGAATCTGAGCATTTCTGAGCAATCTTCCTCCGTTTGTGGCTGCGACTACATCATTCTTCACACTCTTATACGCCGCGCGGTAAGCCCGTGTGGCATTTAGATCAATCAAGTACTCATCTGCAAATATTTTCTGTTTTTCTGTCATAGGACTCACCACCTTTATAACATAATAAAAGCACCCATCTCTGGATGCCAAGAATTTAGGACTACTGCAAAATAAGAATTAATAACGCCAACAAAAACCAAAATAACCAAATACACAATCAAAATTTATAAGAAAAAGGAGGAACCTTGCAGTAGTCCACAACGGGTATAGTAGGACTCGAACCTGCGACACATCGGTTAACAGCCGATCGCTCTACCAACTGAGCTATACACCCGTAGGATGCCTTTTATTGACATCCTTTTACCCTATCCGCACTCGGGCACTGACACTAAATATAGATCGCTGAATCTATTTTTGTTTGTTTTGCAGATCTGCGGATATCTGCGTTTTGGTACCATTTGTGATGTAAGTCCGGTGTGCACTCCCAGAACAGACCTCAGCTGTGCAGCCTGTATACTCACATCACAAAGCGGAGCACTTGGAATCGAACCAAGGACACAGGGCGCGACCCTGCGCATCTACCATTGATGCTATACTCCGCATGAAAACACCGCCAGACGAGAAAGGGTGAAAGTCCGGCGGTGTTCCGAATGTTGTTTGGAAAGCTTTTGGAGTCTTTCTTCTAACTCCATGTTATACTATAGACTACTTAAAACGAACAATGTGAACAAAACGAACAAACTTTTATTTTTCTTTCATCCACCTCTGAAATTCCATTCTTGCACTATCTCCTGTGCAATTCCCTTTCATCTTCGCAGCCACTTCATCCCACGTCATTCCTTGCATCACCTTGAACCGGATAATCCGCTGCATCCTTACCGGAGCTTTATTGATTACTCGCTCTGCTTTTACTTTAATCCGCTTTGCGTTCAGCTTTCGTTCTTCCAACAACCGTTCCTCTTCGTCTATGTTCACTGCACTCTCTACACATCCAGAGATATTAAAGCTCTGTGGTTGGTACGGAAACTCTGGATTGCTGCCTGTCACTTTATCCTGTACGATTGACTTTCTTCTGTGCCGTCTGATATCTTCCTCTGTCTCTTTCACAAGTGCTTTCGCATCCATGTACTCATAGATTATATTCTTATCCACCTCAATCACCTCCCGGAATTGGCTTTTTGATGTTGTACTTGCTTGCTATGTATTCTAGAGTGTCCGTATTTGTTCTGTCAGCCCTTTTAAAATCACAGGCAAAGGCTTTATGCCCCTGTTGCTTTAAAGCTGTCTCGCAGGGCTTTCTCGTTGCCATTTTGTGTGCTTCTATCTTTCTCACAGTGTCTGCTGTCTCCCTTCTGCGCTTCATGGTTTCTCTGGTCATGCCGTCACCTCAATCTGCTCCCCAGTCAACTCTTCCAACTTCTTCCGCATTTCCTCCACGGTCATTTTCTTTGGTTCTTTGCGCTCCCAGATGAGTTCTAAATTATAGTCCGAAAGCATATCTGCAAAGTTGTTATATTCTTGGATTGCGTAGACACCAACAATATCGAGATCTTTAAAATATCTGTATGTCAAATCTTCTCGAAAGCAGTTTCGATCCGAATATCCATCTTCTCCGATTAATGCTTCGCTTATCACCATTTTCTTGTCACCATTTCGATGTTTCACTACCATCCCATCTTTCAGATCTGCTTTAGTAAATTCTTTCTGCATGTAATCACTCCATTCTAAGATTTCGTATCCTTCGCTATTGCAGTACCGATACGATGAGAACATTCCGGATCCTGTATAGCACATTTCTCCTTTGTACTCTTCATAATTCGTCTTTTCCATGTAGCTTTTGCCTGTGCACCATTTCATTCCATGTTCGTGCATCTGCTTGCAAAAGTCTACCGCTTCCTCCTCGGTCTTACAATTCACCGCAATCCTATTGTCTTTATTTTTAAATTCATCCCAGTTAAATTTTTTCATCTTTCTACCTCACTATCTTTCGCACAATCCAATCTAAAAAAATTACAAACAACAGTATCGGAAACCCTCCAGCCATCAGGTAATCCGCACCTTCTAGTTTTACATCCTCTTCGATTCCTGTCTTCAAAGCAATCACTGTTCCAAGCCCCAGGATGTAGTACAGGGCTAGGAATGCGATTGTGATTAAAATGTCCATGTTATTCCTCCTTGTATGGTTCTGGTAGTGGCTGCCATGCTACAACCTTTTCATACCCCAATTCATCATTTGTTTTAAACACCGTATCAACGAATCCTAAACTTGTCGAATCGTAAATATCATGCCAAAATCCAAATCCATATTCACTATCATACTGGCAGAACATCGGCAAATCCTCTTCGTGATTTTCGACAATACACATATAGAATCTCATATCATCATCTTCCGGCAATTTCTCACTTACCGGAATCCAACCGTTTTTACTAGGGACATTTGTGTCATTAGCCAACTCTAAATACTTCTTCATTTTATGAATTGCTTGCACTATCACGCCATCATCACAATTGCATATACCGCTTTCCACGCTACAACAAGCACCCTCACATTGATTAAAGCATTTTTCATTTTCTTCTATTAATTCTTTGATCGCTGCAATTTCTTTTTCTTCCAAGATCTTCTCTAGTACGTTCATTCCACATTCTCCTTATCCACATACTTCTCCACAATATCTACTGCGCGAGTCAGCCCATAAATATAGCTTTCCAGCTCTTCTGCTGTTTTGCTCGCTCCATGTCTTTTCTTTTCTTCCTTCAGTGTTTCGTAGGCGTCATTTTTCATGGATTCGATTTCTTCCACGATTTTCTCTAATGCGTTCATCACTCCACCTCCAACATCTCTTGATTGTCAAAAATATTGCCAATGACTTCATTTGTGTTCGCTTCGAAAAATAAAGATCTATCTCCATTTATGCAGTATGTTCCATTTAAAAATTCAACGCGATTCAGTTTGTGTCCTAAAAGGTCATTCTCCCAAATCTTCTTACCATTCTTGTCGGTAAGTCCTGTGTACTGGCAGAGGGTGTCAGGATCAATCAAGTCATTAAATATATTAGTTCCATTACAAATCAGATGTTTTATCGGTTTACCATCTTCTGTTAGCGGATTGGTAATATATACGTACTGACCTTCTACCCATTCACCATTATCTATTCTCTTCGCTTTAAAAAGGATTTCTCTACTCATAATTACTCTTTCTCCCATGACCAATCAACCTGTTTCATAACCATATCTCCAATAGCTTCTTCGATTTCCTCATCAGTTACATCATCACCAAACTCTTCTTCAAATGTCATATTTGTTCCAGCAAATCCATAATTTGCTTTTGCTTTTACTTTAATCATTCTTTCACTCTCCTGCTCCATTTTCCCTAGGTCTCTTCGGCAACTGCTTTTCTAGTGCTTCGATTGCTACTAGAAATGCATCGACATAATTGTTATAATCGCTTCTTTCTCTCGTTTTCTGCGGAAGTGAGCGCAATGTTGCATTGTACGCATCTCGCATTTTGCGCATTCTCTCTATCGCTTCTCTAACTTTCTTCTCATCCATCTAATTTTCCTCCCGTTATTTTCAACCATAAACCGCTCTCTCCATCTTTTTCATACAGGAAATCTGTCTCTATCCCGCAGACCGCCAACTCGGTCATTGTCCTCACGCAATCCTCTGCATCAGCGCATTTGATCGTGTCGCCTTTTTGCAAGCGTGTTTCTTCTGTTTTTGGCATTAGTCATTCCTCCTACTACGCAAACCTAATTTGCTGCTCATCCTCATATATTTCTATGTTTGGCACCCTATTCCCAATTTTTAAATACGGGCAGTTTGCTTCTACCAGTTTCTGTGCCATGATTGGCACTACACTGTTTCCGATTCTAGCCACTTGTTTTGCGATCGGATATCTCCTGTATTTGTAATCCCTGTCAATAATGTAATCCTCCGGAAATCCCTGCATTAATTTAAGTTCTTCCGGTTTTAACATTCTCAGAAAAATATCCTTCATGACATACTTTTCGCCTTCGATATCCAGAATCACATTTACTAGTCCGAAACGATCTTTTGTAGTAATCGTTGCAAGCGGATTTGAAAGTTCTTGTCCTCCGCCAGTTCCGTAATACTTAATTAAAAACGCAGATATCAATCCAAAATGTCCAGGTGATGTTGTGATTGTGTGTAAAGGTTCGTTGCATCCCTGTCCGATTCCACTTTTATAAAATTTTGTAACAAAAGCTGTCACCAGGCCATACCTGTTTGATGTGTCGATTGTTTTAATTGGTTCTGTTAGCAACTGTCCTCTTGATTCTCCAATTTTTGTTTCTCCGTGGTATTGAATCATAAATGCAACAGCATCTTTATTTCTCACGATATAGGGAGATGGATTGTCTATTACATATTTTCTGATTCCATTTGCAATCCTTTTCATCGTTGCATCTGCCAACGGTTTTGGTCTATCAAATATCGTTTTCCCTAAATCAGACCAATCGATATATGCCCCGCATTCCTGCCATTTCGGATCTCTGGATTTAAAATTCGTCTTTTCTGGCCACACGATGTCTTTTCCATCTCTCCTGAAAATTGCATACCAGCGCTTTCTCGTGGTAGGCGCGCCATAGTCTGCCGCAATAAGCTCCCGGCAGTCGAATATATACCCGAGACTCTTCATTGCCGTAATGAACTTCTTATAATCTTCCCCACGCCGCTCCTTAATCGGATGCCCGTTTTCATCCAAAGGCCCCCACTGCTGAATCTCTTCCACGTTTTCCATAATAATCACATCTGGGAGAATTGCTTTTGCGTGTTTGTATACCGCCCAAGGCAAAATCCGAAGTCCTTTTTCCCTCGGCTTTCCACCTTTCGCCTTGCTGTGGCTGGTACAATCAGGACTCGCCCACATTAAAGCAACTCGCTTTCCTTTCACATATTTCTTCAAATCTACCCTGAAGATATCTTCTGTGAGATGCAATGTTTTCGGATGGTTTGTCTTGTGCATCAAAATTGCATCCGGATCGTGATTGATTGCAATATCTACTTGTCTTCCAAGTGCCATTTCTATTCCTACGCTCGCTCCACCTCCTCCGGCGAAGCAATCTATAATCAAATTTTCCATTTTCTCAGAAGCCCGGTATACCCTTGCCCCGGCCGGAGGCTGGCTCCTTTCTATTTTCGTTTATTTTTCATAGCTTACTGTAAATACCTTCGCATCAATACCCTGTTTGGATTTGCTATTGATCGATTGAGCCTACAACTAGTCCGCACCCAGCCCTCGTGAAACTCCATGTAATTTGCAATGTTGCCAAAGATATCCTTGACCGAAGCTTCCTGTTTCTTTGACTCAGGCATCATATCGTTATCCTTCAGGAAGTTTTTAAACGTTTCAATGCTCGCATCTATTCCGCTCTCTTCGCTTATTGCTGCATAGATGTTCTGGATCGTAAGTCCGTATTCGATCATGTACTTAATTTCTCCCTTGTACGGTTCGTATTGTTTTCTTTTATTTTCCATCTTTCTTAACCACATCCTCTTGTTTGCTATTACCCTCTTTTTCACTTCTTTTCCGGTAATATCCTCAAGTACTCTGCAGATATGCTCATCCGTGCATCCGAGTTTTACCATCTCTTCGATTTGGAACTGGTACGGATCAAGAAAGTGTGCTGGTCTACTCATTTTCCTCTCACCCTTTTCTTTCTCTTGCGCTTGGAGCTAACTTTTGTGTAAAAATCCATGTTTCCGTGTCTTTTCTTGCAAATCTTAAACCCATATCTTTTCATGTTCATGCCTGTTCACCCTTTAAGCTCCACCATGCTTTCACATTCTTTCCGTACCCTGTAGTCTGGATTCTTACTCCAAGTTCTGCTTTCGCTTTCATGATGTCCGACCTTTTAATCCCTGCCGCTTCTGACTCCATGAGCAACTTCGCCCCGTCATAGCGTCCGCCTTCCATCTTGTCTTTTAGCCACTCTAATGCTTTGTCGTAGTCGGTCTTTGACATCGTATTGACCTTGTCCTTGATTCTTTCCAGTTGGACGGTGTTGGTGTTCATCTTGTTCCAGATCTTTTCAAAATTCTCCTGCATGATTCTGCGATTCTCTAAAATTTCATCCCGGATGACTGTAAGCGCCTGTGCTGCGGTCATACCTTTCTTTTCCGGCTCTTTTACCAGACTTCCCGGTTCAAGCCCGAGAAGTAAACACATGGTTCTTTCAAAATCTTCTGTCTGTTCCGGGTTCTTCGCCATATTGCAGACAAAAGACTTGCTTCTCCCGAGTTCTGCCGAGAATTTCTCTTTCGTCTTGCCCTGCTTTTCTAGTTCCTTGCAGAGCAAAACGTAATTTATTATTACTTTCTTCGGTTCCATAGTTCCTCCTTAATTTTCCGTCAACACATCTCCAAGCGCTTCCATGTCGTATCGTCTGCGTTCAAAATTGTTATTATTTCTATGTGTCGGCTCTGATCTAACTGGCATTCTTCCCTTATCCTGTTCTTTGGATAGCCAGGAATTTATAAATCTTGCGATTCCTCTCTTTGTTTTTCTTCTCGCTTTATTGCTGTCTAACCAAGATTTCATTTTTCTGAGTTCCTGTATCACATCAACAGCAGGAAATAATTCACTCCACTCTGATACATTGTCTTCGTAAATCCAATGCTCTGTATTGTCATTCAGTGATAATGAGATGACTTTTTTCCGGTCTGGAGCTTCTAGCTCCGGACAAGTAGTATTTATACTACTCTTATCTATACTATCCTTACCTAACCTAACCTGGGTTTCCAGAACGTCAACCGCATGGTTACCACTTGGTTGACATGTGGTTGATAACTGGTTGACAGATGGTTGACAAGTGGGCGAAAGAACGTATTTTCCGTTCAAATTTTCCAATTTATTCAGTTCATCCAAACATCTTGTCTGTGTGTATCTATCTTTCCTGATCGAATTGTTTGTTTTCCAGTCAGAAATCACGATAACGCCACTTTCAAATGGAATGATAAACCCTTTTGCGACCAGTATTTTCAAATCATCTTCCGCTGCTCCAACCATTCTCACGATTTGCTTCGGAGACGATACAAAGCCGTCATCATCAGCTTTCATGCCGAATTGTAAGTACAGAGCTTGAGTCGATGACGGCATTTCAACAAACTTATCTGTGCATACAACATCTGCCGAAAACATTCTTCTGTTCGCCATCACTCATCCTCCGCAATATAGACCACCACGCAAGGTGTGTCCGAGTACACTTTTTCAATCTCCAGACTGGTCACCTGCTTATCATCGGTGTATGCGACTCCGTTCAGTCCATCCAGAATGATTTTTGCGATATTATCCAAGTCCGGCTTCTTATTCGGCTTTATTTCTCCTTTTAATGCTTTATCCTTATTCTTCTTAGACCAGCTCTCTGGAATCGGAAATTTCGCTAAAATTCGAACTCTCAGAGGTATCTCTGTATAAAGAACACCTGCGCTTTGTTTATAAATCCTCGCAACTTCCTTTTCATATTTCTTGGTTGCGGGTGGTGTGTATGTAATGACCTTAAATCCGGCTCCGCGGAATCTTGGTCTTTCTTTTCCAACGGGTTTTCCCGGAATTGTAATTATCATTCGTTCTCCTTTCTGCTCCCGGAGTTACCGGGAGACAATGAATCTGGCTTACTTAAGGTATTTGTGACGTACTACACAGCAGCCATGAACGGGTTACAATTTATAGCAAAGGTTTAACCCTTACTAACATAGTGAAATTCTTGCCGGAACTGTTCTTCTGTTCCGTAGTGATGCAAATAATACTCTTTGCAGCGTTTTCTTAAGTATCGGTCAACTTTCGATGCATTCTCCCCTGCCCTTGTTCCGTTTGGATGCAGATCCGGTCTCAGCGGAGCTATGAATCCGTAATCTTCCGAAAGTTCAATTTCTTTCGATGTGTGACTAAAAACATGATGCCTCTCCACTCCGTAAACTCCGGTGTACATGCAATGATCCATGTCCTCTGTAAATACGCTCCACAGCTTCTTTGGTCTGCCGGATGCTCTTTGATGACCTTTTTTCTTTTTCTTTCGCTTCGGCTTTGGGAATGCCATGTCACTGTAATCAATACTCACAGTTCAATCCCCCATTTTTGTCTAAGCTCTTCTTTTTCATCTGGGGTCAAAAGGTCTACATCTGGTATTCCAACCTCTCTGCAATCTTCCAACACGCCTTTGATGAGCCTGCTCATTTCTTTGGTGTTATACTTGCTTGACCCTTTGTAGCATTGCAGAGTGTGCAATGTTTCAGCTCTCCCCTTTAGGTCTTTTACTTCCTGCGCTCCGCGATCTATCACAATTCGGAACACTGACTGTGCCAGATAGATATCTTTTTCCCTGAGCGGTATGTACTCAAAAGCACCGTGGGATTTTAATTCATTTAGGTACGCTTGCCACCTGGTGATGTCCAACTTTTCCGCTAATTTATCGAGTAACACCCACAAGTAAGAGTTTGCGTCAAGGCTTCTCTTTGCTCTGTATGGCTTTATTTCAAGCGTTAATTTCTCATAATCTTTCAACTCATCATAGGCTTGTCGGAAGTCCTCTTCGGATTTGAATAGGATGGTGTGGCAATCTATCAAACGGCCTTTTAATTTTCCTGTGAATTTCATCAATCATCACCGTAAGTCCTTTTTATCGTGCTTAACATTGTTGCAGCTTCTGTCTCGGTAAGTGTCTGCTCAGTCCTATTGTTTTCTCTCAACCAGCGTTCAAGATTGATGCCGTGAGATACGCATAGATTCTTGAGAGTCTTGATTTTCGCTTCAGACGCTCTGTTTTCCCCCGTTTCCGGTATTTGAGCATACATCTTGTTGTATTCCTCTTTAAGCCACAAATCGAACCCTAAGCCGGTATGTATTGCTACGCACTTCACAAACGCCCTGCACATGCTGTTCCAGACTCTTTGCTGACTCATAGAGTTGTCTTTTACAGGGTTTGCCCCATTCATCACAGGTGTTTGCATCTCGTACACTTGATCATCTATCACAACACGGATTCTGGTCTCGTAACATCTATTTTCAACTCCGTTTTTATCTTTAAACACCGCTTTTGTCATCCTTAGGCTACTTCCTGTTTCTGGGTCTGGAATCGGAGTAAAATAAACATTTTCAGCCCCATTTTTATGTAATAAATCAATGCACATTGCCCAGTTTAAATAGTCCATACCATCTCTTTTTTCGAGGTATGGTTTTACATCTACTTTCCTCATTTCTTCATAGCTTTTAAGCATAGGTTTCCTCGCTTTCTTCCTTTACCCAACTCCCGGAGTAAAACCATTCCACCAGCATTTCTTTAAATTCTTTTTGGTCATCCGGTGTCCCATGCAAGCATCTTTCCAGTGCGTAATCAAATGCTTGGTCATCCGTTACTACCGTGTCTTTCTCCGGTCCGATACCTACATACATCATTCGTCCTCCATGCCGATAATTGCTTTTATACTATCTGCGTCCACAAAATTTCCTTCTACGAACGACAAGAATCCAATTAACGCATCCATCTTCCCATCTAATCTACAAAGACGGGCATATTCCTGTTCGCTTACATAAATTTTATTGTTATCCATTGCTTATCCTCCTGAAATCTGTTAATATAGAATCGTATTTTTTCCTGAGTGCCTACGGCTCCCCAGCCTTTTTGTAGGTGCTCATTTTTAATACCCAACCACTAGCCACCATCCAATCAACGCCAGCACGAACCCGATCACAGATGCTGTAACCTTGTGCCAGTAAGGCTTGTCCTGCTCCGGTAACTCAACAGATACGGAGCGGATATCCCAGCTATTTAATGTGTTGGGCTGCTGAGTAGTCTGGCAATGGTAAGTTCCTTTCACTTTCACGGCTTGTCCTCCCTTCCTACCGCCTAAGCGGTTTTCTCTTTTCGTATCAATGCTCCCTGAATAATCCGGCAACATCCATCTATAAGTTTTTTGACTTCCTCTTCTGTGCGATCCACATAACAATCATCATGTACTCGGATTGTTGCATTTTTTACTTTTACTGTTTCTACGATCAAAATCATCACCTCTCTAATATGTATGACGGATGGTTTGTCCGAGATATGTTGTCCTACGTTTTTAATTAGCATCCGAATCTCTGACGATGACATGATATTTCTTCACTTGTCCATCGCACTGTGTGTATGGGATTTCTCTTGGATATCCATTGTTGGCGTACCACTGCTTTACCATCCCGATCACTTCCGGCGCATATTTTCTAACAGTGCCTTGCCACTTTCCTTTGGATTCCCATGTTTCCGTATACATGTCTTCTGACAAATCTAACCTACGAATAATCTCATTCACAGCTTTGTCTGCCGGCTTGCCTGAACTCTGAAAGTAAAGCCTTGCTTGTCTTGCGATATGTACCGTATCTACATACTGCTGATCCGCTTCAATCGTGATTGGAAGATTTACTCCTGCTTTCTCATAAAGTGATTTTGCTGTAAGAAGCTGAATCTTACTGTTACATCCTGCCGCTTGGAGCATCGGTGTTAAAATCTTCACTGCGTTGTTGACGCTGGCAAGACGTTCGTTGCGCTGTTTTGTTTTCGGCATCTCATAAGAGCCAGTTTTTCTGAGTGTCGGTAGAACTTCAGATGTTACCCAGTGTTTGAATTCCTTTGCGGATTCTAGCTTGCTACCGAAGATTAAAGCGTATAAGCCAGACTCGTTGATGATGTACATTTGTCTGTTTTGACCTGATGCACTGATTTGGTGCATCAGCTTGTCATCTTCTTCAACGTGGTTCCTGATTGCGTTATCTGCTCTTTCATATCCAAGTGCCGTTGCTACATCTTTCCCCACAAACCACGGTTCATTGTCAATTGTCACTGTTCGGATTTTACCGAACTCTTCATTGTTAAAAATTTTTAATTGGTTCATTGTGTCTCCTTTCGCTTTTTGATAATTGAAAATAATTTAATAC